CTGCTAACGCCTGCTGTTATGTTAGCGACAGCGTTTTGTGCTCCTGTTCCATCTAATTGTGATACTCCATTCAAACCACCTCTTCTAACTGTTCTTATAACCTGTAAATTGTTTCCATACGATAAAAAATTTGCTGCCGTAAAATACGACTTAAACACCGTATCGTTTGGTCTTTGAAATCTTTCTACTAACTGAGACTCTGAATCAATTAATGTTACTTCATCTACCGGACCCCATTGAAAAGCTCCTACAAACCCTCCTGCTGTTGTAGAAATAGCTGGCACTATGAGAGTCAAGTCTTTTTCAGTAACCAAAACTCCTGGTGAGAGTTGGAAAGCCATATTATTTTCTCCTTAACTTAAATAATGTTATGTACCATAACAAAAATGTTTTACTTTTTTATTTATAATATCTTTTCTTTTAAAAATTTTTGATAATCTTTTTGATATTTGTCAGATAACCACAAGTCTCCACCTGAAACTTCGTATTCAGGTTCCTGGTGATTATTGAGAAAGCCAAATGGTGTAAGTTCTTCTTCAATTTGAACCATCTTTTGTTTATATAAAGCCTCTCTATTATTGGCATTCATTAGATCTTTAAATAGAGGATCATTGGAGGCCCACGAAAATAATACTAACGACATTGTTAAATCATCATGATATCCTTCATCTGCTTGAAAAGATCCTCTTTGTTCAACAAATGTAGAAAATTCTGAAATAATATCTTTATCAAAGATTAAAAGTTTATTTTCTTCTACTAATGATTTAAGAGTTGAACATCCTATTCTTTTTACTTGTTTTGTTGTTCTTAAACCTAACACTGCATTTCTTCCACTACTTGAAAGAAATTGACCATATTTTGAATCATGACCTACCCACATCATATTTTCATACTCAATATCATTATAAATTATATCAGCCACTTGTTGTCCTATATCATTAATTTCAACAAGCACATGAGCGTTATTATAATCTTTTGCTACTTTTGTTATAATATCAGGATATAACAAAGGTGTAATATTATTATCTTTAAATTTAGCAACTACTTTAAATGGATATTCAGTGCAATCAATAACAGTGAATGCTGAATAATCTCCTCCTACCCCTCTTGAAGTATCTACTGCTATGAAATAAAAATGTTTTTGTTCAGGTGCTTCTAAAACATCTAAATTATTTTTACTATGAATAAATGTTTTGGCAGACAATTTAGCAATTGTATCTGCACCTATTAAAGTGTTACTTGATCCTAAAAATGTACAAAGAACCTCTTGATTAAATTTTAACTCACCTAGAACTCTTTTTTGTTCATCAGCCCATTTATCATCTCTACCTGGTATTTTCCAATAAGGAATTTGTAAACTTTTAAAACCATTTCTATTTTCAACTGCATCATTCCAATATTTCCAAAAATGATTATATCCTAAAGGTGTAGATGTCATTAAAACTTTTGTTGTTTCGCCAGCCATAATTGTTGGATAGGTTGAAGTAAAGAATTCTTCAGCAACATTGTTAGGTACAATTGCAGCTTCATCAATATACAACCAGTTAACAGATTTACCTCGAATGCCAGAAATAGAAGTGGCAGAAGTAAATATCTTACTTCCATTTTCTAGTTCTACATCACCTTTATTCCACGTTTTAACACCTTGTTGCATCCAAAGTGGTAGATTTTCATACATTATTTGATATCGGTATAGAACCTCTCTAGCGGAGGCTGACTTGTTTGCTAAAATTGCTACTGTTTTGTTTGTTTGGAATAATGTGTAATGAAGAATACAAGCTGCAGACGTGATTGTCTTTCCTTGCTGACGACCTTCCATTATGATAACTTTTCTGTTATCCATAATAGTAGCTACTTTTTCTTTTTGACAGTCATACAGCTTAAATGGAACCAATCCTGCATCAAGAGAAACTATTTGACAATATGCCTCAATAAAATAAATTGGATCAGAACCACATCTTATAATTTCTTCAACTTGCTCTTTTGTGTATTGATGTTCCCATCCAATTTGTTTTAAACTACTATTTCCGTTATATGAATTATTCTTTTGGGTTGACATCTATTATTTCTTTTCTTTTATCTTCGATTTGTCTGATGAGATCCGAAGTCGATCCAGTAAATAAGATATTATTTTGAGTTTTAATAGTAGTCTTATCATCTTCTATATCCTTTAACTGTTTATGTATNTCTAAAAGATCTTTNGCTACTTCACTTTGTGTTTTCATAAGTTGACCAGCTACTTCAAAATCTCTACCTTTCTCAGATGATTTAGCAATTGATATCATCTCTCTTATTGCATCATTATTAGTATTAATAAGATCTCTTATTGTATCTCTTGTTAAATCAAAATCACTTTCTTTTCTATCTTCACTTGTTTCTTCAATCTTTGCTAAAGGAGGAGGTTTAGGAATATCCTTTTTAGGATCGAAAGGTTGCATGTTAAATATTTTTTCAAGTTTTTTAAATTCATCCATATTAGAAGTCCTCAAATTTTTCAATAAATGATGTAACATTTCCTGATGTTTGACCTGCTCCAGGCTCTACACTATATCTTTGCATTCTTTCTTTCAATTCTTCATCATTAAAGAAATTAACTTTCGCAAAGTTAATAAGTCCTTGCTTAGTTATTGGTCCATAGAAGTTTAATTTCAGTGTAAACATTAATGTCCACATAATCATTCTTCTTGTATAAAAATCACCTTCGTATTGGTCATCATAACTTATGTTTTCTAAAATAATTGGCAAATCATTTTGTACATTAAGTTCTGGTATTGCAGTAATACTTAAATTAAAGTCTGGATTGAAATAAGGAAGTATTTGTTCAATTATTTGTAATCCATCATCTTGATTTTTTGCATACACATATAAAGCAACATCAACATTATAAGGAGAAGGTGCATATTGTGTATCAGCAGTATTCGAATTACCAGATATTTTTCTGTTTTGTTGTATATAACTTACTCTTCTATTTGGGTCATATCCAATTGACAACATTTCAAACCCCATTCTAGGTAAAATTACTTGTACGTCTTTTTTGACATCTGTATCTGGAACCGCTTCAAGTCTCGCTAAAAACTTTTGTCTTGGGGCATATGAAAGGGGTACTTTAATAGTTTGTATAACTTCATCATTTTCGTTTCTTCTATCAATATACATGTTATTAAATAAATTACCAAAAGAAATAACAGCTTTTCTAATTGTGGAGTGATAAAATTTTTCTAACATTATCTATAATCTCCAAATGGATTCTTTTCACTAAAATCTAATATACCAACACCCTCAGTCTGAAATGCATCATTTTGAGCAAATGAATCCCTATCAGTAATTTCAAAAGATTCTAAGATTATAGAAGATACGGTATTGTATTCTAATAACATTCTATTCCCATCTTCAAGAAGTAAATCAAAGTTTCTTATATCTAAGCTATCAATTCTTTGTATATCATCAACATCAAGCCTATCTGTATCAACTCTTTCAGAACTGTATTGATATAACTCACAGAACAAATTATAAACGTATAATTTTCCTAATTGAAAAAATGGATCTGTACCTTCAACTCTTCTTATTTCAAAAAATGATTTAGTTTTTGGAAAGAATAACAAATCTCCTTCAGCTGGACGAGTTGCTAATTGGACACTTCCTGCTCTTGCAACAGATTGATCCCATCTTCTTCTTGAAACTGTAAACGTAGCCTGATCTCTTAATTCAACACCAAATTTTGTTAACAAGTCTCCCTCGCCTGTAAACCCATTAACATCTGATAGATACATTTCTAATGGATACGCTTGTGTGTATTTGTTCAATACATCTTCATTTAGAATTGTGTCTAAATTAACAGTTGTTCTTGGAAGATATAGAACTTCAAAACCATAAATTTTTAAGCATTCAATTATTAAATCTTCATGCAATAACTGTTCGTTATTGGTTCCAATTGAATCGCCAGATTGAAAGTAATGATTAATAGTCATTGTTACATTCTAAAAAAGTCAACTGGTTCTTGATATCTTGATTCAACTTCAATTTCTAATTGTTGAATCTCTTGAACAGCCTCTTCATAAATAACTTGTCCATTAAGTGTAACACCACCAGGAAGTTGAACACCAGAAAACTTTTTAAGATTATTACCCCATTGTTTTTTCATTTGAGCTATTACATATTTTTTTAGGTACAAATCATTATACACATCTGTAAATGTATCCGGATCTAATATTCTATATGCTTCAACTATAATAAATTCACCCACAGCTGTATCTTGTGCCCAATCCATATCAATATGTAATCTGTTCTGATGTCGATTAAATCTAACAGGTTTTTGTCCTACTAACATTTGATTTAAAAGTGCTAATTGGTTCTGAATCTGCACATAATAAACTAAATCCGTGGATTGTAATGAATAGATATCGTTTAGTAATAATTGGTATCTCACATCAAATAAATCAATTCCTCTTGTTCTTGAATCAAAAGGCAAAACTCTCTCGACGCCTATAATAGCATCACTTAATGTAACGTACTTATCTGAAATGTTATTAGCAGTCACTTCGTGCTTTAAATAAATTCTTTCTACACCATCAAAATGAAACTGTTGAAAAAATTGTAGGCTTAATTCTAATACGTCTTCTTCTTGATCAGGGTCAGTATTTATTTCAATAACTGGATCACCAAGTTGTCTTTTTGCATAGGCTATTAACTCTGATCTTGAAGCTGGTCTGCTTGTACTCATCTAGTGATCTCCGGTGAAACTACAACTATTCCTTCTGCCACTCTTTGAACTTCGTGAGGAGCAGCATTCGCAACTAATTCAATATCATAAAGATATCTAGCAGCAGTGACATTAGTAGTTGTATTTGAATTCATTGTAAGAAACACGTTCCCATCTGTTCCAGTTGGAATTGTTGCTACAAATGCAAAACTATTTGAAGATTTAACTGATCTTCTAAATTGTGAACGAGCAGTATGCCCCGATAGATCCTTTACAGATCCAGTAAAGTCTTTAATTGTAACATTTGCTTTAAAAGTAGTTCCTTGATCTAGGAACAAATTGAAAATAGTAGCCATGTTTTCTCCATTGTATGGTACTATTTATAAAAAATTATTTATAAAATTTTATTATTCTGCTGTGAGTTTTATGACAACAAAACCTGAACCACCTCTGGCTCCATTTCTTGTAGTAGATGCAGCACCAGAAGCTCCACCTCCACCACCTCCAGTTCCCATA